ACTGACGAATCCTATCCTCGGCGCAAGCACAACGCATTCCTGCGCAAACTTGCCGAAAATGCCGAATGAAATGTGCTATACTAGTATCATGAGCAATTAACAAAACGGCTCTCGCCCAACACTTACGCAGTTAGTGTGGGGCGAGAGCCTTATTTTTTGGAGGCCACATGCCCTACAAACTCAAACGCCCATGCGCGTACCCCCGCTGCCCTGCGCTGGTGCATGGTCGCTTTTGCGAGGCCCACACCAAGCAAGACAACCGCGACTATAACCGTTATCGCCGCGACCCGGCACTCAACAAACGCTATGGCCGTGTATGGCAGAAGATTCGAGCGGCCTATCTGTCGGCGCATCCGCTGTGTGAAGTCTGCCTGCAAAGTGGCAAGCACGCGCTCGCGACACTGGTACACCATCGTGTGCCCATCAGCGAGGGCGGCACGCACGACTGGCGCAACCTGCAAGCGATGTGTAATCCTTGCCACAGCGCACACCATGCGCGGGATGGCAGCCGATGGCAGAATAACCGCAGGTGAAATTCGCATACTAACGCCGAGGTGATAAAACAATGGCGAAAGCCGGAATGAGGCGGCCCGACCCGAAGGAGCCGCACGGCACAGAAAGCAACCGCAAGGCGAAATTCCCCAAGAACGACGCACCGCCTGTGCCCGAACTACAAGGCAAGGCGAAACACAGCAAGGGCAAAGCAAAGCCCAAATAACCCAAAGGCATCCGCTATGTGCGGGTGCCTTTTCGTTGTGGTAGGGTATAGAGTAAAGGGGGTATGCAATCCCTGTGACTTGTTGCCCGCGCAACGGCGGTGGTAGAACGCGCAGGAAATGCGAAAATCAAAAATCAAAAAATAATCAAACAATCAAAATTCCCTTATGTCACAGGCGTTTGCGCCATCGGGCAGCGCACGTGGAAATCAAAAACAATCAAAACAGGGGGTGAATGGCATGCCAAGTGGAGGCTACCGGCCCGGCGCGGGCCGCCCGCGCAAAAACCCGGGCGAGAAAGAACTGGAAGGGCGGCGGGTCGCACCCAAAGCGCCGAGTGTTGCGCCGAAAGCGCCAGCAGTTACGCCTAAACCGCCGCCGGATGTCATGGCCGACTATTTCGCCATGGCCATGAAAGAGTGCGCCGCCGAAGTGCCCGCTGCTGATGCACTGCGCGGCGAGCTGGAGGCGTTCATTGCGCTACGCGGCTGTGCGGGCATGATCGCCCCGCAGACCATCACCGACTACGTGCTGAATCGACAGGGCTTTTTGGCCTGCGAAGCCATGAACCGCAAAATTGGGCGCATGACCAAAGACCTCAAGCTCTCGCCCTACGTCACCGCTGGGCAGGGTTACTACAAAGCCATGCAGGTCGACTTCAATCTCATTCAGCAGGCCATCAATCGCTACGGCGGCGGCCAGGGTGAGGAAAAAAACGAGTTTCTTGAACTCCTAAAGAATCGAGGTTTTTGATCATGAAATCAACAAATCGCTTTGAACAGGTGCCGGTTGACAAGCTCGTGCCCTACGCTCGTAATGCCCGCACGCACAGCAAGCAGCAGATTTTGCAGCTGCGCGCCAGCCTGCGTGAATTCGGGTTTGTCAACCCTGTGCTGTGCGACCGCGAATTGAACATCATCGCGGGGCATGGGCGCATCATGGCCGCCAAAGAGGAAGGTATCACCGAAGTGCCCTGCGTGTTCGTGGAGCACCTAACCGAGGCGCAAAAACGCGCGTACATCTTGGCCGACAACCGGCTTGCCCTCAGCGCAGGCTGGGATGAAGAACTGCTTGCGCTCGAATTCGGCGAACTGCAAGAGCTTGGGTTCGATCTCGGTCTGACTGGCTTTGATCTCGCCGAGATTGAGAAGCTGTTCGACACCGGCGAGGCGCAGGACGACGACTTCGACGTGGAAGCTGAGTTGCAAAAACCCGCTCTCACCAAGCCCGGCGACGTGTGGCTGCTTGGCAGGCACCGCTTGGTTTGTGGCGACAGCACCCGCAAGGATACCTATGAGCTGCTGATGGACGGCAAGGCCGCGAATCTTGTGGTGACCGACCCGCCCTACAACGTGGATTACAAAGGCGGGGCCATCAAAAACGACAACATGGCCAGCGATAAATTCTATGAGTTTCTGCTGGCGGCGTTCCACGGTATGGCCGAGGCGATGGCCAGCGACGCGAGTATTTATGTATTCCATGCCGACACCGAGGGGCTGAATTTTCGCCGCGCATTTGCTGACGCGGGGTTCTACTTGTCGGGCACCTGCATTTGGAAAAAGCAATCCCTTGTTTTGGGTCGCTCGCCCTACCAGTGGCAGCACGAGCCGGTGCTATTTGGCTGGAAAAAGAAAGGCAAACACGCATGGTTCAGCGACCGCAAACAGTCGACCATTTGGGAGTTCGACAAGCCGCGCAAAAACGGCGACCACCCCACCATGAAACCCATTCCGCTCATGGCGTACCCCATCGCCAACAGCAGCTTGACTGGCTGCATTGTGCTTGATCCCTTCGGCGGCAGCGGCAGCACGCTTATTGCCTGTGAGCAGACCGGGCGCGTGTGCCACACTGCCGAGCTTGACGAGAAATTCTGCGATGTGATTGTGAAGCGCGCGATAGAGCAGTTTGGCAGCACCGATGACGTGTTCCTGCTGCGGGGCAATGAGAAGATTGCATACAGCGAGGTGGCCGTTGATGAATAATCCACTCACGCTGGGCAGCTTGTTTTCCGGCAGCGGCGGCTTTGAACTCGGCGGTCTGCTATGTGGTGTGCAGCCCATTTGGGCCAGCGAAATTGAACCATTCCCCATCCGCGTGACAACCAAGCGCATGCCGTGGCTGCAACATTTGGGTGATATCAATCGAATAAACGGTGCTGCCGTGCCGCCTGTGGACATTATCACAGGCGGTTTTTGCTGCCAAGATTTATCCGTGGCGGGTAAACGCGCCGGGTTGCATGGCGAGCGGTCGGGACTGTTTTTTCAGATTATCCGCATCATCAAAGAGATGCGAGCCGCCACCAACAACGCCTACCCGACCTTTGCGGTGCTGGAAAACGTGCCGGGCATGTACAGTTCACGCGGCGGTGAAGATTTTTTGGAGGTGCTTAATGAACTCGCGAAGATTAAAGACGAAACCCTGTCAATACCTATGCCTGCGGACGGCAAATGGTCAACCGCAGGGGAAGCCGTGGGAGACGGTTTCTCCCTCGGCTGGCGCACGCTTGATGCTCAATTTTGGGGAGTCGCCCAGCGTCGCCGCCGTTGTTACATTGTCGTCGATTTTGCAGGTGAACGTGCCGGAAAAATACTATTTGACGAAACGCGCCTGCGAGGGCATCCTCCGCAGGGCAGCTTCGCGGGGCAAACAACTGCCGCAGGTGCTGTGGCTGGCGTTGGAGGCGCAGTCGCGTTCGAACCCGGCATCATGCAACGATTAGGCCGCCCGCCAAGCGTGGAAGTTTCGCCAACGTTGCGCTGTGATATGGGTGACAACCGCACCAGCGTGGCGATACCCGTGAACACGCAAGTTGGCTTGCGCGAACACAAAAACGACGGCACGGGTCTTGGTGTCGGTGAAGACGGCGACCCGGCGTATACGTTGCAGGCGGCGCACAGCCATGCAGTTGCAATTGAAAACCACCCGCAGGATAGCCGCGTGAAGCTGCGCGAAGATGGCACGGTGCAGACGCTGACTGCCCGCATGGGGCTGGGCGGCGGCAATGTGCCGATGGTGTTTGGCATTGGCTCTTACGACAGCAATGCGATGAAATCCGCTAATCCCCACGCTGGGATTTACGAAGCCTGCACTACACGAACCCTTGATTGCAATGGCGGGAATCCTGCATGCAATCAAGGGGGCATGGCAGTGGTGGCAGTTGAGGGTAACGGTGCGCGGCCGAGCCACAAAGGCAACGGCTACGGCGGCGAGGTATCGTTTACGCTTAATTCTGTAGAAAACCACGGTGTCGCATACTGCATGACCACCGGCCACTACATGCAGGTGCGTGAAGAACAATCACCTGCGTTGTTGGCGCGTGATTATAAAGACCCGCTAGTGGTCAACCAGCCGCCCCGCTACATCGTGCGCCGCCTGACTCCGCAGGAGTGCGCGTTGCTGCAGGGTTTTCCTGTGGAGTGGTGCGCCGGGTTGGAAACACCCGACCCCAGCGAAGAGGACATCGCCTTTTGGGCGCAGGTGTTTGAAACGCATTGCCTTGCGATGGGCAAAAGCACAAAGCTCAAAAGCCGCGCGCAGATTGTGAAATGGCTGCAAAACCCGCACAGCGATGCGAAGGAGTATTCTACTTGGGGAAACGGGGTCGCGCTGCCATGCGTGGTGTTTGTTTTGCAGGGAATTAGTGAGGCGAGCACGTAATCACATGCTCGCCTTTTTCCAAACCGCAATCCCCATCGGAATCTTCCCTGCGATTTGGATAAACTCGCAGTTGTAAAAACCCACGCTCGGCAAGAATTGCTCGAAGCCCTCGCGGTCGAACTCAAACTTGGGCGTGAAACCTAGCAGCTTAAACATG